AAGCTGCAATGTTAGCCACAGCAGCTGGAGCAAAAATGGCTGGTGGAGCGGTTGCAAATGCAGCAATGGCTCCTGTTCGTGGAGTGAAAACAATGTTTGTCGGAGGAAGTACTTTTGTTCCTCAAGGAACAGATGCTGCTGGAAACGCTATTGCTACAAAGAAGGGCGGTCTCTTTAGAAGAAGCGTCACTCAAACAACAGATGCAACAACCGGAATGATGACCGAGCAAAGAGGCAAGGGCATGATGGGCAGAATGAAGGGAGGAATTGGCAGAGGCGTAATGGGCGGAATCCGTGGTCTCGGTACCGCTGCCGGTTCAATGTCTTCAATGATGCTTTATCAACTTGGTCCAGCTGGTATGGCTCTTCAGGGTCCGTTGAATAAAGTGATTGGACTTCTTACTAAAACAAAGATGGCATTCTTTGGGATAACTGTTCCGATCCTCCTTGTTGTCGGAGCAATATTCCTTTTGAAGAGGACCTTCAGTGCATATGGCGATAAGACAACTGGTGTTGCAGAAAACTTCAAGAAAGCTTTTGCTGCAGTTATGGTTGTTGTCAATATGCTCAAGACAGCATTCTTTGACTTCTTTGCATCATTGTTTGGTGGAGCAGAAAGTAGTGGACAGGCAACAGGTAATATTGCAACTACCGTAACCAAGGTTGCCGAAGCTACTCGTAAGTTTGCAGTGGCTTTCCAAGCTTTCTTTGCAAAATATATTCTTCCGGCTATTTACACAATGCTTTCGGGTATTTCAATGGTTATAAAGGGCATCTTCAGTTTTGTTTCAAACTTGGTTAAGTTTGTCATGGCTATTGTCAGCTTCTTCCGTGGTGGTGGAGATAAAGCTAAAGAGGCAATGGTTGGTGCTTTGAAGGGGATGCTTAAGGCTATTGTTAATATCCTAAAGGGTCTTCTCAAGCAAGTGCTCCCTGTTCTTAATTTGTTAATTAAAGCTGTATTCAAAGTTGTCGAGTTGATTGTTCAACTATTTGAATGGCTAGTCATTGGTGTAATCAACCTTATTCGTTACATGGTAAAAGGTGTCATTAACCTTGTTTTCACAATTATAAAAGCTTATGTTTTTATTATTGATAAAATAATTGATCTCTTTGTCCTTCTTGAAACAACAGTAATCAAGATTGCTACGGCATTGGTTATTGCTGTAATTAAAATTTTCTTTGGAATTGTTAAAGGCACCGTTGCTGTCGTAAAGGGAATCATTAGTATTTGGGCAAAACTCCCAGCAGGTATTGGCAAGGGAATCGGAATGATTGGCACAATGATTGCTGGTTTGATTCGTGGAATCGGAGACCAGCTTGGTAAATTAAAGGTTGTTGGCGGAACACTTAAAAAAGCTCTTTATGGTATTGCTGATGGCTTTGAATCAGCAGGCAGTGCCGTACAAGGTGTTGGCGAGAAAACAACAGCAACTCTGGAAAGCGGAGTTGATGCCATCTTTACCCCAGTTGAAAAGGCAATTGGCGGTATTGAAAACAAAGCTATTGGTTTAGTAAGAGGCGTTAGTGGAGCGCTTATTCGTGGTGTAAGCAGTTTGAATGGTGTTGGTGATGCTGTCGGTCGTGTTGCTCAGGGAATTCAAAATAAACTACTTGAAGCTACCGATATAGCTGCAGATACCGGAGCTGCCTTCGTTGGCGGGTTCAGTGATGCAATTGCAAGCGCTGGTACCGGCGTTACAGATTGGCTGGCTGGTCTTGTTGATGGCAATGACATCAAGCAAGGTATCGGTGATTCAATTAAGGATGCTGTTAAAAATAGCGCTAAAGATCCATCTGCAGCTAATGAAGCTGGAAGATCAATCGCCAAATCTATTGGTGAAGGAATCAAGTCTCTTAAGGATAACTTCTACGATAAGGTTATTTCAAACCTTTCTGATTCACTTGGAAAACTTAAAGATCAAGTTACAAAAGCTCTTGAGAAGCAGAAAGACCAATCCCTCAAATTCTTTGATGACCAAATTGCAGCCATTGATGCACTTGCTGCAGCAGATGCTGAACTTACCGCTGAAAAGCAAAAGCAAGAGGATGAAAGACTTCGCATTGCCGAGAGAGCGCTTCAGCGTGACTCATACCTTAAGAATCGTGCTTTAGCAATCTATGAGGGTCGTATTGATGACGCAAGAACATTGGGGCTTGAAGAAGCAAAGAATCAACAAGAGTTTAACAAAGAGACTGCAAAGAATGCTAGAGATGCGGATGCGGCTGCAAAATCAAAAAATATTGACGCAGCCAAGGCGGTCATTACAAATCAAAAAGAGGCTGCTTCGATTCAGTTTGATAGTGTTCTTGAAGATTACCAAGCGTTCCTTGAAAATGTTGGTCGAAATGGAACACTCACTCAAGCAGAACTTACAACTCAATTCAATGAGCTGAGAGCGAGAGCTAGTCTTGCATCCACTGATATGCAAACTGCTTTCCAAGGCTACTACAATGCTCTCCCCGGACTCATTACAGCGAATACAGCTCCAACGGTTGGTTTTTTCACAGGAAGCATGGATGCACTCATTGCAGCTGCTCAAGGCAGATTTGGTCTTGATGCAAACTCAACAGACCCAGCTTCACTTCTTGGTGTCACAAATGGAATGCTTGGAAACATGGGGCTGGCTTATACGAATGGATTTGCTACCGTTGTAGCCCCTGCATATAACGATGGTCAAGAGTCGCTTGTTAATATTGCAAGAGAGTTTGCTGATCCAAGTGCAACTAATCCAAAGAGTGCTGCTGGAATATATGCATCAGCAATTGCTAACGCAACAGCAGCCGTTCGTGCTGAATTCATGAAGATGAAGACTGATGCAAGTTCTGCATTTGCTGAAGTTGTGGCTGCAATTAATGATGAACTTAAAGGTTTGGCAATCACTAAAGCAATTGATGATGCAGTAGAAGAACTTAAGAATACAGGCGGAGGAACTACTCCATCAGGTGGTTCAGCAACATCACCTGCGACAGGTGTGACTGGTCCGACTGCGCCTACTGGGTTTGGTCCAATGGGTCTCAGTAGAGATGGTTTTGACTCCTTAGCTGGTAAGGATAAGGTCTTTAAGCTTAATGATTCAAATGATTATATTAAGACAGCAAAAGCTGCTCTCGCTTTCTATGGCTTTGGTGGTTTCCAAGTTGATTCAGAAAAGATGGGTACGGGAACAGTTGCCGCTATAAAAGCTTTCCAGAGGAAATACAAAATAGGCAGCGCTTCTGGTGATCTCGGTCCTCTTACTGCTACAAAACTAGGTTTGTTTAGTGGTGCTGGTGTCCAGAAGAAGTTTATGGGCGGAATGATCAAGAGAGCTGTTGGCGGAGTTGTTCCCGGATACTCAACAGAAGGCGTTCCTGCAATCCTTCACGGTGGAGAATATGTAATCAGCTCAAAGGCTGTTCAGAATCTTGGTCTTGGTCTTCTTACTCAACTGAATGGTCTCAAGCATGGTGTTCCATCGTTCAATGTTCCTAAGCCAATGATGCCAAATGCTTCTGGTATGAATACAAATATCACAAGCCATAGCCAGAGTGAAACAACTCAGAACTATAACTTCTATGTTGACAATTTCATCGGTGAAGATCGTTGGTTTGAATCAATGATGAAAGAATACAATGTCAAGGTAATCCCCAATAATCAAAAGGCTGCCGGTCTTGAATCAAGAGTCGTTAGAACTTATAATGGTATAAACAAGGGAATGTAAATGAGTATTGTAAAACTATTATCTTTAGACGGGGTTGAAATCACAGAGCATAGCCGTAAATATTCGGGCAGTGAATCTATTGCTGCATCTGATGTTGAGCTTGATTCTGGTATTAATAAAAGATATATCAAGAAGAATAAGAAAACCATGTCCCTTTCATTTTCCTACCTACCGAGTCTTTCTATCCATACAGTAGATGCCCGTGTGGGGCGTAACTACCTTCAGACACTTGCAAATAAGCGGGGCAAGGTCGCTGTATATATTCAACTCGGTCCAGAAGAATCACCTCAGCAATATGATGCTTATGTCACAAGCTACTCAGAGACATTAATTAAAAGAGATGTTGCGACTCAGTGTGCATACTATGATGTCTCAATAGCGTTAGAGGAAGCGTAATGCCCGGTTATATAACTCATATTACCGAGAACCTAAAACTCGGTATTGACTTCTTCGGCATCAGCGTTGCACAAACTGGTGTTGCCTTATCTGGAGATTTATCAGCTTCAGCTTCCGGAACAAGAATAAGAACTATTGCAGTAAGTATTGATCTAACATCTGACTTGTTAATTTCTGGTACAGAGTATCAATATTTAAGTGTTAACATTAATGCGAATGCAAGCGTCACAACTGTTGGCACAAAAATAGCGTTTACATCATCAGCTCCGTCATTTGATCTTTCTACAAGCACTTCAGCGATGGAGATTCAACAAGCAGCAACATCTATTTCATCAACTGCCTCTGTATCTGTTTCTGCTATTGAGATATTGAAAGCAGAATCAACTGTCTCTGGGAATCTATCAACGACAGTTTCTGGTCAATCAATCAAAAAAGCCTCTACATCAATAAATGCTTCATTGACAGCCTCGGGTGTTGGAACTGAAATCGTTAAAGCTGCAGTTTCTATTAACGGCATGATTACAACGGTAATCGTAGGTAAGAAAATTAACTTTGCAACGGCAAGTATCGGTGCTTTAACACCAAGCCTGTTTGTTAATATGATAAGGTTTAAAGCAAATGGTTCTATTGATACATCTAATTACCAAACATTATTTGTAATTGATGGTAGTCCATTAACAAATCAAGGTCGTACATTCAGCAGTGACCTATCTCAGGTTGTTATTGAGAATAAGAATTGGAATAACGAGAAGTCAAGGTATTACAAGAGGTCCGGTTCGGCTGGTAGAAAAACATTCACTTTAGCTTGGACATATCTTCCTAACTCTAGACAGGATACGGTTGATAGAAGACACGCTAGAGACTTCCTGAAGGGTATCGCTAATGACCCTGATGTTCACACTCTCAAGATGATTAACGATGATTCAAATAATACAACTCCATACACAGAAACTCAATATCAGGTTTTTATAAAAGACTACTCAGAAACCCTATTAAGGCGGGATTTGATCAATGGTGTATACTATTGGGACTGTAATATGACATTGGAAGAAGTGTAATGCTAACTAAAGACATTTATGGGAAAACTCTGTCTGACTCATTCAACACAGCTATTGGTGCATACGCTCAAAAAGTAAAGCCTAGAGTTAAAATTCAGTGGCTGGATAGTCGTCATGTTGATAATCTAACTGTAACAACTAACTCAGCCAATGTTGCCGGTGATAGAAGCTCTAGTTACTACTTTAGTCCACAAAATTCTATGAGTGGAAATGATAGACAAGGCTTTACTTGGGGTGTATGTGATTCTAAAGATGTTAATGGTCAGGTAATTACTGCTGATGGTACATGGTACACAATGCCGACAAACCTTGATGATCATTATAAATACGGATGGTGGTCAACAAACAAAAGTCAATCATCTGCATCTGGAACATATAACGGTTACGGCTTTGTTACCGAGCCATATGTTGAATACACTTTTACTCAGAGAAAAGTAAATAGAATAAGGGTTGCGACATCTGAATTCAATGGTCGAATTAAAGATTATACTTTGTATGTTTATAACTCAACATTGACATTGATTCTACAAGAAGACGGAACAATGCCTGACGATGCTTACTTTGTTGATCACTGGGTATCAGAGGCTCTTGCCTCACAAGATGTTTATAGAATCAAAGTGGTTGTCCATTCAACAAAGAATCCTGTAGATAACGCAAGAATTCAAGAAGTGTCTCCAATTTATGAAACAGATTTGACAGAGTATGTGATGTCTCACTCGGTTGAAAGAACAAGGGATTTACACGATACAAGCTTGCCGATTGCTGGTACAGGTTCCTCATCTGCATCAATCACCTTGGATAACACAAATAAAGAATTCAACATGTTTAGTTCTGGTTCAATTTTTGGACCTTATATGAAAAAAGATTTAAAGATAACAATCGCTAACGGTTGGAGAGTAAAGAAAACAGATGATGTTATTTCCACAACACAACTTTTAAGTTCTATTTCAAATTCCGCTACAACGATTATGGTCAAAGATGGAGATATCTTTCCTAATGGCGGAGCAGGGAATTCTTTTGTAATCGTCCTTTCCCCAAACACTCAGAATGAAGAATATGTTCTTGTTTCTAGCAAGTCTGGAACAAGACAATTAACTGTTGAATCTCGTGGTTATGGTAATACTGTTGCAAAAGCCCATTCAGCAAATGCTACTGTCACATTTGACCCATACGAGTATGTTCATGCCGGGACATTTTATGTTGATGAATGGTCAGGTTCTTCATCAATGCAGGTCTCCATTAAAGCTAATGACGCATCAAAGTTCTTGACAGAAAAGCAGATTACAAAAGGTTTCTTCTTGCAGACCACAACTGCTGGTGATGCTATTGAGAATCTATTGATGATGGGTAATTTTCCACAAGCTGACTACAAACAGGTTGTCCGGTACATTGATGAACCAAAGAGGATTGGAGCGATTGCTCAGTATTCTTTTAATGAACCAACAATTGATAGATCAGCCAATGTCGTTGTTCCATCAACAGGATTGAGAGCAAGGTTTTGGGGTATTCCAAGCGGTAAAGAATATCTTGTAACTGATATTGTTGCCGATGCAATGGATAAACAATTATCCGATATGGATAAAGCTCTTGGTCTCAAGGCGTTCATCTCCCCTAGCTATGTTGCGCTATCAAAAGATTTGGTTGAAGCGGGGAATGCCGGTGCAGCCGTAGCTCTTGAAGATTACGAGTTCACATCCTTTGGGGGTGAGGTCAATGATATTTATTACAATGGTGTAATTGATGGTTATTACATTCCAAGCGAATCTGGTGTTCAAGAATTATTTATGAAAGTTAAGAATGGCGGTGTTCGCGTATTCTTGGATGAAAATTTAATTATCAATGAATGGTTTAATCATGTCGGAGTTTTGACCGATGTATCAAGCACTATATCCTCAAATCTTGATTTGGATGCTGGTATCCCCTACAAGATTAGAATTGAATTCTTTCATACATTCAACACATCAATATATCCGACATCCGGCGAGATTGTTGCAGCAGGTCTTCCTTCAACGCTTTACGCAACATCTGCTTCATTGCAGACAGCTGGTAACATAACTTTAACCAATAGACCTATTATTGAGAATGAAGATGGAACAGTCAGCACTCTTCGCTCAATAAGTTTTAACGATGGAGCCAATGAAGTTGTTATACCAACAGTCGTAAATGGAGTTATTGTTAGCAACACAACAGCAATTAATCACTACATAGCAACTGGTTTGCATCTTGGAAAGTTTGCAACAGGTGCAACAACAGCAGCTTCGATTTACGCTGCAGCTCTTCATACAATTCAAGAAGCTTGGATTGATTTGGTTCAACCCTCAAAGTTTGATTTGGAATTCTGGAGATCAATTGGCGGTTCTGATGAAATAGTTCCAGATACAGACTGCGCTACCATCGTAGCTTTTGACGCAATAGGCTCTAGGAACGCTTCTCCCGTGATTTCTAATAAGAATGCCAACCATCATAGGAATGACGCAATTTATGTTGATACGGTCTCTTTGGCTCAAGCTTCGGGATTGGTATCTGAGCCAGAAAATAAGTCGGTTAATTTAAATGGAACAGGTTATGTGCGAATCCCCTATCATGAATCAATTGACCCATCAAACTCTGTTAACCCATGTTACACCGGAGAATGGTCAATTGAAATTTATGCTAAGTTCCCAGCGGTATTCGGTGGTGATGGAGAATACATTGGAAGTTGGAAGACATCGGTTACGGCTAGTGGTTTTGAGTTTTTCAACAAATCAGATTCTCATGGTATCCGTGTTGTTCAAACTGGCGGAACAGTTAAGACAGTTTCTTCGGCGACACCATTATCTACAACAAACTTTTCTCATATTGTAGCAACATACAAAAATGGTGTTTTAAAGTATTATGTTAACGGTCAGTATGTTAGTCAAGTAACTGGTATTACAACTATTGTAAAATGGGTTAATGACATTACAATTGGTGGTCGTGGTGCTTCTTATGTAGAGTATGTCAATGGGGCAACTCCTTACGGAGAAACCATTACCGGAACTCTCCGTTCATTTACTATAGATGAATTTGCCATCTACAACTCAGCTTTGTCCGCTGATCAAATAACTAATAGATATATTGCTACTAAGATTCAACCGCTAACAGTATTCCCATTCCTATACGGTAATGACAATAGCATTAGAGAAATTATTGACACTATCTCTTTGGCTGATTTTGGTCGTATGTATATTGAAGAAACAGATAATTCAAGGTATGACCATTTCAATAGGTTCTTTGAGTCCTCAATTGATCAACATGCAAATGTTCAGGCATCTATTTCTGGAGACACTCACATCACATCCGCTGACTTTAGTGTGCAGCTTCAAGTTAATAAAGTGACAGTGAATATTGCCGGACTGACATCAATCCTTCAGGGTCGTCAAGGTCTTTGGAATGCAGATGACCCAACAACTCTCGGTGTTGTCACATTGGCTGCAAATGCAACATCATCTTCAACAAGTATTATTGTTGATACAACCGACAACCCCCCATTCCCTAAGAATGGTTATTTAAAGATTGATAGTGAGATTGTAAAATACACATCAATTACATCAAATTCTTTCAATGGTCTTGAGAGAGCACAGTTTGACACAGTTGCTGCTGCACACACCACGGCAGCAAAAGTACGGGAAGTTAAGTATTACGATATCAAATACGACAAAGCTCCTGCCTTTGATATTCAAAGCCCCTTTATCAGTGCTATTCGTTATGAAGATCCAGACCTTGTGGAGATTCATAGATTCCTACCAACTGCTTACGGTGCGGAACTAATCATGGTTGCTTCCAATTCAGTTGAGCCAAATAGTTTTGCCTACCTTCAGGGAACGAATCCTCTTACTGGAGAGGTTCAATTGACATCAATAGCTGGTACGCCAATTCTTACGACAGAGCAGGCAAGTCAGGTTAAGACTCAAAGCGGAACGCTCGCTTCAGACATTAGAAAATACGGTCTAAAAGAAATTGTAATTGATAATCCTTATATTACAGATGCAGAACACGCTACAAAAATAGCTAATTTCATGATCTCCAAATTGGCGGAACCTGTCCCTATTATCAATATCAACGCAATGGCTATGCCTAAACTACAATTGGGTGATAAGATTCGCATTACTTCTATGAATTCACTTGATATAATTAATAGTGATTACTGGGTAGTTTCTCACAGCATGAGTGTTGGGGATTCCTTGGATCATTCAATTACATTAAGGAAGGTTGTCTAATGGCAAGAATTAGGATTGCTTCAAGCTCTGGTGCTTCCGAAAATACAATTGTATTCTCCCCTGCTGGTGGTCATTCTCACAACGGTAGAAACTCATCTTTAATTGATTCAACCGCTTATTCAGTGTACGATTTTTCGCCTACATTTGTGGGAACAGAAGTTAACCCGGATAGAGCTGTTCGTCAAGAAAATAATAGAATTGCATTTGAAGATTTGATCAAGAGGGTTGTCAATAACTCAGTTCTTGCACCTGCCGGTATTCGTCTAGAGCCGGGTTCTCTTAATGGTTCATTAATTATTGCTAATACGATTACAGCTAATCAACTTGCTGCTAATACTATTACTGCATCTGAAATTTCTGCGGGAACAATTACTGCTAATGAGCTTTCATCAAATATTGTTTTAATCAACAATAGGATTACAAGTCAAAACTGGGATGGAACAATTTTAGCAAATGGAACAATTCTATCTAATAATATCGGAAACACTGGTTGGGCTATTACAAATACACATGCTGTATTTGACTCAACATTGATTCGTGGGTCCATTGCTGCAAACTCACTTGTAACTCCAAACCTTACAATCTCAAATACTGGTGCAATAATTAGCACTAGTTTTAATGTGACTGCTGGTGGAAATGTCACGGCAACTAATGCAAATATCACTGGAACAATCACATCGGGGTCAGGATCAATCGGTGGTTGGACAATTGATACAAACAGAATATATGGCGGTTCAACATACCTTTATAGTAATGGTCAAATCACGAGCGGTAACTTTAATGTAACTAGCGGTGGTGTCTTATCAGCCACTGGTGCAAGCATAACTGGCACCATCACTGCGAATG